GCAATTGCTGCTACAGTAGATGTAATCTTATCCAGAAGCATTACTGGTAATTCCATTGGAGCTAAGTTAACTATACCTCAAGGTACTCTGTTTACAGATTCTAGTGGTAATTCCTGGTTATCTGCTAGAGACGTAACTTGGTATTCAAATGTAACTACTTGTAAAGTACCTATAGTTCAACACGAGAAGTATACTGCAAGTGCTTTAAATAATATGGTAATACCTACTGGAGATAGAGTTATAATTCATCTGGGTACTCTACCCAATGGTAAGTATTATGAACAAGGTTCTATGTCATTGCAGATAGGTGGGGAAACTTGGGTATTAGTAGATACATTTGCAAAATCCAAACCTACAGACAAACACTTTATGGTTTCAGTAGATGAGGCACTTAATCCTTATATAATGTTTGGGGATGGTACCTTTGGTAAGAAGCCTGCAGCAGGAGCAAAAATAACCAATGTGGTATTCTACTTAACCAATGGTACTCAGGGTAATGTAAAGAGTAATACTATTACTTCTGTACCTTCAGTAATCTCTTCTTCAATTACTGATGCTACCGTAAGTAATGCTTACGATGCCGGAGGTGGTTCAAACTATGAAAACTTTACAATGCTCAAAGAACATATACCTTTGAGTGTAAAGACTTTGGGAGTAGCAATTACCAAAGAGGATTTCGAAAGTTTGGCCATGTTGGTTGATGGGGTAAACAAAGCTAAAGCCGATTATGAATGCGGTAGAAAGCTTACAGTATATATTAGCCCCGATGGTGGAGCTGTTGCTTCTTCTGAATTAATCAATAGGGTATACAATCTATTATCTCAAAGAGCTCCTATGACCACATGGTTAAAGGTTAAATCTGCAGGTAAGGTTCAGATTATTCTAGAGATGGGAGTTACTGGTAAGAAGTCTTATAAGACTCCCGAGATACAAACTCAAATTCTTACAGCATTATACAATGCCTATTCTCCAGAGCAAGCTCAGATAGGAGGAAGCGTAAGGTTATCAGATATCTATGCCTTAATAGATAACTTATCAACAGTAGATTACCTTCACCTTACTAAGTTCTATATTAAACCTTGGCCTACTACCATCTATGGTAATAAAGAATTGAACTTGGGTCAGTTTAAATTGAATAAGGCTAAAGGGTCTATGACTTACTATATTACCTTCAATTCATCCACTACTTTTACTGTACGTTCTGTATCAAATGGGTATATGGCTACTGGTACTGTAGGTAATTCTATACAGGTAATAGATAAGGCTAATGGTTTTGATTTCTCTTTGGATATTCAGAACAATAGCTATCAGTCTGGTTACAGATATTCTATTACGGTATCAGAACCTAACCATGACTATGAAGACCCCGGTTTTAATTTACCAGTATTTGAAAACGCTTCACAATTGACTTTAACCGTAAAAGAAATTGTATAATGATAAACCTCAAAAATCTAATCGACTTTTTGCCATTCGAGTATAAAGCTCAAGATACCTATAAGGTAAATGGCAAAGGCATCTTAGAGAGGTTTCTAGAAATTTGTGGAGAGCATTTTGAAGATTACATTACAAAGGATATTGAGAATATCTTAGACATTATTGATATAGATAAGGCTCCGGATATGTATCTCAATTTCCTTTGGCAATTCCTCGGAGAAATGCCCTTTGCTTATGGGAACACTATAGATGCACAGAAATGGGCAGAGTACTTTAATGGGTTCTACTCCGATGCTAAACTCCAAGAGTTATCTAAGCTTTGGATAATACCAAAGGAGGGACCCTTTACTTTAACCAGTACTCAAGTAAGAAACATCCTGAAGTATTCGATATCTCTTTTTAAAATAAGAGGTACCTCTGAGTTCTTCGAAATAATGATGAGGCTGTATGGGTTAACCTGCGTAGTAACTGACCCTGCAAAGGCTGATAGTTATGATGGTTGGGTAAAAGGTAATCCGCACTTTGACCAGTATTACCATTATGACGATAAGTATACCTATGATAATACTTTCGATTGTTCTCAATGTATACCGGTAACCTTTAGACTTACCGGTCATGGATATACTTCGAACTCGGCAGCTTTCAGAAAATTTAGAGAAGCCGTAGAGGCTTTCTTTAAAAGATTCATACCCTATCATGTATCTTTCGATATTCAATATGGGTTTACCGTAAATGATGGGTATACAATTAAAGCTGAGTTAGTAAATCCGGACCAACCCAATCTTATTACTTCAGAGGTATATGAAGTACCGGTAAAGGTAACTGTAACTTCAGATTGGATAAATGCTGACCTAAGATATCAGATATCCAGTGATAATATAAATTGGGGTTACACTAAACACGAAAGTGGTTCCATTTTTAATATACCCAGAGCAGGTACTTATTATTTTAGAAGTGTGGGAGACCCTACTAAGGTAACTCAAATCACGGTTAATCAAGAATCTTATAATCGAGTATATTCTATTACTTGTGACCCTATTACTGGAAAGATAACTCCTACTAACCTAAAAGTAAGTACAGTAGTAAGGGCAAACGTATCCTATAAGGGTACCGTGAAAACCTGTAATGTACGATTATCCGGTACTGATATAGTGAAAGTCTCTGGCTCAACTTGGGAATTTTCAGAGCCTGGTACCTACATCTTTGAGATTGTAGAGTTCCCAGTAAAGCAAACTTCATTTGTTGTAACTCGAGAAGAGATTACATATAAGGTAAGATGTACACCTTCTGAATTTAGAGTTGGGGATAAGCAAAGTATCAAGGATGCTACTACCACTCTTACCATCGAATCGAATTACCCAGAATCATTTACTGGTGAACTATACTGTAGGTTAATCGGTGATACCAAGTTGTTTAAGAACGGTGATAAGTTTACTGCTAATAGTTATGGTACTTATAAGTTTAAATGTACACTGGATAAAAGGGAAACCGATGAAGGTGTAGGTATATTCGAAGTAGTATCTGGTAAGACTGCAGTATATCGAATTACTGTTAGCCCACCAACAGTCACATTATTCAATGGCTCTGCAAAAGCTACAGTAAAGATACAACGTATTTCTGGTAATGGGGATGATTACAGAGTAAGGGTAATTGAAACTGGGGAAACCTTTGATGCTCAGAATGGTTATGTATATACTGCAAATAGGGCAGGGACTTATACCTTCCAGTCTGTAGCTTACCCTACTGCTAAGACTACTTTGGTAGTTAATAATTCTCCAGTAGTATATCAGAACAAGTTAAAGATAGTACCTTCGGATGCTACAGACAGTCATTGGAAAGAACCCAACTGGGCATTACCAGAAGACCAGATAGATGATACTTATGCAGTATACCAATTACTGGATGAGAAGTCTGCTTGTAAGTTCCATCTTGAGGAAATGAAAAATGGGGTCAATGTAAGTGGTACTGCTACCTGTGATGAGAACGGGGAAACCTATAACCTTGATGAGGAAATTGTTCTTACCAAAGCTGGGACTTATACCTTTGTGGCAGATGATGGTTCTTCATTAAGATGTCAAGTAATACTGGAAGATTATCCTACAATCATCGAGATTTCTTGTACTCCTACTTATGCAGAACTAAAGGGGAATGTTAAACAAGTATCTACTTTAATCAAGTGTACTTCTAATAAACCTGACTTCGATAGTCGAATAAGGGAAGTTGGTAAAGTAACTACTTATGACGCAGGTGGTGCTGGTTATGAATTTGTAACTGCACAAGCTGGAGAGTATATATTTGAATCAGTGGTAGATACTTCGAAGAGAACTAAGTTCACCGTAGTAGATGCAGACCTTTTAAGTGTTAGTCCTCAAAAGTTAGAATGGGAACATGATGACCTCTCAGAGAAAACATTTACCATTACAACTTACAGTAATCAATCTTGGCAAATAGTAGAACAATGATAAATTCAACAATCGATAGAATAACAGAAACCACAACTCAGTCTTTATTCAAGACATTCACTGTGGGTATATTGGGAGAGTGTACACAAATCCTGTATGATTTGAGATGGATGATAATCCTTGCAATAATTCTAATCCTATCAGACTTATGGTTTGGGTTATCTGCAAGTAGGTTACAGAAAATCGAAATTCGAAAATCTAGAGCTGGAAGAAGAACTCTAAACAAGATAGTAGATTATATCTGCTATGTTCTACTTGGTGCTGTACTTGGTAAAGCTATTGGAGAACCCTATGGGATGAACCCAATAGTAGTATCAATAACGGTTATGGTAATTTGCTACTGTTTCGAAGTAGATAGTATATATGGACACATCTGTGAAATACATGGTATTAAGAAACGGTACAGTATATGGAGAATACTCTTTAAATTGTTAACCCTCAAGTTCAAGGATGTAGGTGAAGCATTTAAAGATATGTCAGAACAGAAAAATCAATTTAAAAATACTAAGGACAATGAAGACGTACTTTAAGTATGAAGGTATTATTAAATCAAAGGAAGCAGCAGAGGCAATTGCTGCTCCTTCTGGTTTAGGGCCATTCTGTGGATTTGGCTCGGCTACCATAAATGGTAACAAGTTAGTGGTATCTCCTCAGGGAGTTGCTGGAAGTAAGTATGCCAATGTAATCAAGGATAGGATTATGGCAAGGTATATGGCAAAGGCTTCGGAAGATGGAGAATTGCCAGACGTGAACTTTGGATGTATTTCAAGAGATGGGTATGTATTTATATCCGATGAACAAACGATTACTATTGAGAACATCCAAGGTACCCAAGGTTCAACAGAAGAAGTATTACTCTTTGCAGTACATACTACTATTTCTGAACCAGTAGATAATCCAGTAGACTTTGTAGCTTATTGGAATGAATCCTCCGAAAGCTTCTACACCTTGTTTAAAAAGTCTCTGGATATTTATTATCCGATTGCCGAAGAGAATCGTACACCGGATATCATTAATAATGATGTATATTCTAATTACGATATGACCTATAGCAATCTTCTAGAGATGGTAGAGAGTGCTTGCCCTTATTACTCTAATAATAAAACTTCCGTTGTTCTTATCGGAGTATATGGTAAGGGTACTGATGCAATGACCAAACGAAATGAGAACTTTGCTATCGTACCCTATCAAGGTAAGTTTCAAGAAATCCCTTATACTACTGCTGCTCAGAGTATGATGAGGGAATCAGTGAAAAGAGTAGAACAGATAAATTCAGGCTTTCCAGTAGTAGATGAATCGGGTACTAAGTTAAATATCAAGCAATACATTGATAGTCAAATTGAGGCTATCAGAAAAGAATTCTCTGAATCTCTGAGTACTGCTAACTTACCAATCGGTTCTATTATTCTTTGGGAAACCGATGTAATACCCGATGGTTGGGCAGAATATACTAAGGCAGCTGGTAGAATAGTTATTGGTTACCAAGCTGGAGGTGTTCAAATTGGGGATGAAGTAATGTTACAGAATGTTGGAGATTACTATACACCAACTAAGGGTAATTTCTTAATCTCTATTAAAGGTGATGACCTTCCTAAGCATAGGCATGCTCTTGGTGTATCTAAAGGTAAACAAGATAATGCCAATAACTGGGAGAACGTTCGTCCTCAATCTTTCTTTAATAGGGAGACAGGATTGAATGGTGATTTCGGTAGAGGAACTCCTACCAAGGGTATTCAGGATGGTGCTATCGTAGTAAGCTGGAATCTATTAGGGGAATCTTTCTTACAAGAAACTTCGGTAGAAACTTTGGATATTGAGAAATTGCCACCGACTATTACATTACGATATATCCAAAAAATATCATCATAAAGTTGTTTATTAGTTATTTAGTAGTATTAAAACTCATGTGTATTATTTGTATTGTTTAAGAGTAAACATTCGTTTACAATCTGTGTTTTGCATAGTAAAAATCAATTGGGAAAGGGACGTTGGGAAACGTCCCTTTTCTTTTGTGTTTAGTATTTAAGTTCTTCTTTAGCCCGGTCTTCCCAATATTGTATGTCTTGCCTAAGTTCTGAAATATATCTCATGGAGTCATTTGTCTTAGGCATTTCGAAAAATTCTATAAGCATTATATTAGTAATACGGGTACTATTCCCAAGTCTTTCCTTGATAAAGGGTGGAGGAGTAATTAATACCTCAAATAAAAGATAGGCATCAGGTGAAAGCTTATCCTTCATATAGGTATACATCATATCGAGCATTTCTGATTTAGCTTTCTCTTCTTCACTATCATCCTCTAATTCCTTATCATTATCAAATAAGTCATCGAGTTTAAAGAGACTTTGATTATACTCGGCTTGTTCTCCGTATGCAGAACGAAGCAATTTATTTTTGAATGTACTAAGTGATGCAAGGATTCTTGCTTTAAGATGTTCTTCAGTACATTCACCATAGTATTTGTTGAAAACAAATAACATCTTATCCCAGAAATAAGATTGGATAATATCCGGTGTAAGATTAAACCGTTTATAATCAATCTGTCTGGTAAGGTTTCTAATTACTGGCTTACAGACTTTATAAAGTCTGTTGAAAGTAGCTTCATCATATTCTTGCATAGGTTTTAATCGATGAAGCTCTGAACCGTTATTTCCTTTACTTTTTCCCATGTTTTTAAATATTCGTTATGCAAATATAAGTATTTTTTCTTATATAAAATAATAATATTAAATATTCGGGAGCTTAAGGTAGTGGATTAGTAGTTTCTAGATAGATGTCAACATACTTAGAACTATCTCGGTACTATCAAAATCTATTAGTTTATATAATATTGCAATATAGATATGAAGAAATTTAAAGACAACATCAAGTTCAGTTTTTCTCCTGAGTTTCAGTTTGAGATACTTAGGTTTGTTTTAAAAGATAAGGAAGGAGGATTAGTACTCAAAAGGATTAAATCCAATTACCTGGTTCTCATAGAACACTCCCTTATCTTCGAGGGTATATCAAAATATTTTAAGAAGCAAGGCAGAATGCCCTCCGAGAATATCTTAAAGGAAGTATTAAAAGAGTTACTAGAATCTAAAACCTATGTGGATTTGGTAACTAAAGATGATATACCTAATATCAATAAACTAATAAGTAATCTCTATCATATACCACTATCGGATTCTGATTACATAAAAGAAAAGATATATCAGTTCTCTACCTATGTTGAGATGAAGAACTTAAATGATTCTTTTGATTTGGATAACTTCGAACAATACGAAGAATATTCGAGGAAGATTGAAAAGGTACTTCAGAAAAGTAAACCTAAGAAAGAGGATGAACCCCTATATATGATTCGAGATATTACCGAGAGACAGTTTAGAAGGCAATCAGAACCTTCAGTATTACCATGCCCATTTAGGCAATTGAATGATTTAACCAATGCAGGAGGTTATCCAGAACATTCGGTTAATGTGATATTGGATAAACCTAAAGCAAAGAAAACATTCTTCATGGTAAATCTTGCAAGAGGTTATCTTAGAATGAAGAAGTCTGTATTATATATTGATACAGAAAATGGTCAAGAACAAATTATGGACCGTTTCATTCAATCAAGTATTAATAAAACTAAGAAGGAATTATACTCGGGTGAATATGATAAACTTGAGGCAAAGCATTTAAGGAAACTTGCAAGGTTTGGAGTTGAATTAGTGGTTGAGCGTGTACCCGCAATGATTACTAATACCACTTATATAAGGGAAAAGATAATTCAGCTTCGTAATCAAGGAATTGATATTAAAGTTCTTATGGTTGACTACGCTGGTAAGCTTGCATCAATAGCGGGTGATAGAGAAGATTTCGAAAGGATATCTAATGTATACGTAGACCTTCAGAATCTGGCAGAAGAATTACATTTAGATATTATATGGACTGCCCATCACATTACTCGTGAAGGTAAAAAGCATAGGCTTACTAGATACGATGAGAATGATATCTCTGGTTCAATTGCCATTGTTCGTAATGCCCAGGTTATCATGGGTCTTAACTCTACTGAGCAAGAAGAAAAAGATAATATTCTTCGAGCTGAGATAGTAGTACAAAGGGATGGTCTTCCTTCCGGTAGAGCATTATTCAAATGCGATGTCGAAAGGCAAAGATGTACGGAATTTACAAGGGAACAACGTAAACAATATGATGGAGTGTATGGTAGTAAGTTGGATGAACAATTTAAAAAGAATACTAACCCGGATGAGGATTCTAAGAAAAGGGCTAATAATAGTGGAGATATATAAGTATGAGTAAGTTTAAAGATAATATACCAGGATTCCCAGGTTACCATGTAACTAAGAATGGTGATGTATATTCTATGAAGTGTAAGAGTGGTAAAAGGCCAGAGGCTTTTAAACTTAAACCTAGATTAAATGGTAATGGTTATTATAGGATTGGATTATACAAGGATGGTATTAAATATGAGAGAAGACTTAATAGATTAGTTGCTATGGTTTATATACCTAACCCGGACAACTTACCTTGTGTATGTCATAAGGATAACAATCCATTAAACAATAATGTAGATAATCTCTATTGGGGTTCAGTAGAGGATAATATTCGGGATAGGAAGGGTAGATACGAAATTGGAGATATTACAAGATATAAGTTAAGAACTGGTCTTCATAAAAGTATGGTTAAAATATGCGTTAAATATCTTAGAGACTTAGGTTACTCTTGGAAAGATATTAGGATAGCTTTACACTTAAGTAGAGTAGCCATAGAAAAGTATAAAAAGCCATGAAGAAACTAAAAGATTACTTATCCATATTTAGATGTAAGTTGGGTTATCATGAATGGGTAGCAGTTCATTGGACTGAGTTTAAACAGAGACCTCGTAGGGCAATTTTTTCTAAGAAAGGCGGGAGAAGGAAAGCCCGGTATTATAAGAAACGTCATGTAGAGTATTACTGTAATATATGCGGGAAGAAAAGATATGAAAATAACAAACCAGTTTAAATCTAGACTAAGGACATACTTTATTAAACGATTGGGAGCATTCGATTATAAGCACGGATGGTTACGCATTCCCACTTGCCCCTATTGTGGGAGAGAACATAAATTGGGAGTTAACCTTTCTATGTATAGAACCAATTGTTTTAGATGTAATGCCCATCCTTCTCCTGCTCAACTAATAATGGACATAGAAGGATTTACTGAGTACCATGAACTAATTAATTTTTTGAACAATGGACAATTTGATGAACTACAGTTTAAGGAAGAGAAAATCGAACTTGCCGAAAGTAAGCCCGTATATCTCCCAGATGGATTTAGAAATATTTCGCTCGGAGACAGCCAACTTGCAAAAAGCATTCGTGGATATATCAAGAAACGCGGCTTTAACCTCGAGAAGTTTTCAAGATGTGGTATCGGATATGGAACAATGGGTACGACATATGGGTACCTTATCATCCCGTTTTATTATCGAGGACAACTTAGGTATTACAATGCTCGAAATGTTATCGGAAAAGGACCCAGGTATAATAACCCAGACAAAGACATCACCGGTTTGGGAAAACAGTTTATCATCTTTAATCATGATGCGTTGGAGATGTATCGGTCGGTATTCATTTGCGAAGGAGCACTTAATGCTCTCACAATTGGGGATAGAGCAATTGCCACAATGGGTAAAGCTATTAGCCAGTACCAAGTCAATGAATTACTTAAATCCCAATGCGAAAGATATATTATCCTTTTAGACCCCGATGCCAGGTCTTATGCTGTTAATCTCGCACTTAAATTAGTAGCTTATAAAAAAGTCAAGGTAGTATTTCTTCCAGAGGGTTTTGATGTAAATGATTTGGGGAAGAAACAAACACTTAAGCTAGTATATCAAACAAGGTATCAAAGTTATCAAGAACTGATTCAAATCAGAAACTCTTTGGAGTAAGGAGTTCCTATTATATTATAAAATAATATATTTATGCGTGAACCATCTATCCATATAACTAAGTCTCAGTTTGAGGAAATATTAAATACCCTAGAGGTAGATAACTTCCCAGTTGAGGCTTTTTTTGTTATTGCTCGAAAGGAGGCAATAAATCATAGAGCAGTCTTAGTTTCTAATAATAAGAATACTAAGCGAGTTAATAACATTTTACTAGCATCTAAGGGGGATGCTGCCCTTGTTGCTGATATTTTATATGCAACTCGTATAAAGTTAAAGCATAGGGGAGTTCGTAAAATAAATGAAAGTAATTCTCGAGAATGGGCAAATTGTAAAAAGCTTGCAGAGATATGTAATACCTTTTGTGAGGATTTTAAACTTGATACCAGGGAAGGTTTTATCAAGTATATAGAGACTGGACTAAAAAGGATGACTGATTATAGGAATGTTATGCAAAGGTTAATATCTATGCAGGATAACATTACTAATCAAGTAGATGCCGAGATAGAATTGCAATATTCAGATTCAAAGCTTACTAAAGAGATACATGATTATTTCATAGGTAAGATTGCTAAGGCAACTGGTATTTATGAATCTTATGAAAACAAACCAGAGAAGTATGTACACTTTGCAAAGGTAGGAGAATTCCTAAAAGAAGAGGGTTGGGATTATAAGACATTCATTGATGCTCAGTTTGAATCTCTTGCATGGTGTAATGGATTACCAGATATTGCACAGATGTATACGGATAAAGCAATTGAAAGATACAATAAGTATTTATATAAGTATAAGAACAAAAAATCCCTGGAAGAGGAACCCGAAGTTGAAGGTTCTCTCTGGGAAAAAATTAATAATTAAAAAAGTAATATGAAAGGTTTACAATTTTTCGGAAACAGAGTGGAGGATGCAGCTAATGCTTTTATTGATGTCCTCAAGTATTCAGACCAATCGGTAACTTATCCAGATTTTAAGGATATCGACCCTTGGCCTGATGAGATAATTAATATGTTCTATGTGATTTGGAAGAATGCCAAATTTTCAGAACTAAGTGCAATTATTATGTATACCCAACAGTCTTCTAGATTCGAGGAGGTATCAGAATTGATGTTGGGTATTGGTTTGGTAGAGATGAGGCATCTTGACAAGATATCTGATTTCTTACAAAGGGCAGACCCATACGAGGATTACCCTACCATGAATATTAATCCTACAATTGAGATTGGTTCTACTTGGGAACAAGCTTTAAAGATTGCTTTGAATTCTGAGATAGAAACTATTGGTCACTACAAGAAAATCCAAAGAGCAATTGCTCAATACGAGGAACGTTCTGATTATAATGACGTGAATTATTTCCTTGAGAAATTGATTGCGGATGAGGAGCATCATATGAAACTTCTCAAGGAAGCAATGGGCATGGATAAAGCCACTAAGGGTGTAACGGTAATTATCAAATGAGTAAGATAATTATTCAGAATGGGAATATGTGCGAACTTGACTTACCTCTTAAGTTCGCACAGAAACTTTATAATGAGTTTGCCATTCGACATCCGAATGCTTTCTACTTACGTACAAGGCAAAGAGGTATGCAGAATTGGGACGGTAAGATTCATTACATCACCAAGACTGGGCAATTTAAAATAGGTTTACTTCCCAAAGTATACGATATGTGTATTGAGATGGGGATTAAACCTAAAGTTGTAGATATGAGACAACCTTTACCTAAAGTCAGTAAAGTAGTTACGAATATAGGCAAATATAAATTAAGGCCAGAACAAGAGAGGGCTGTTAAGTCTGTGATTAATAATCGAGTAGGAGATATACCCTTTCAAATTGGAGTATTGGATTTGACTGTAAATTTTGGGAAAACCCTTATCATGACTTCTCTTTACTTGTCTTATAAGAAACAGTTAAAGACTTTGCTAATAACTAATGATTCGGATTGGTTAAACCAAGCTAGAGAAGAATTTAAGCAATATCTACCCGGAGAGGATATCACTTTTGTTCAAGGTAAGGTTTTAAACTGGAGTAATTTCACCATAGGTATGGTTCAGTCTATTTCGAGGAACATGAGATTCTATCAAAAAGAATTATCTCAGATAGACATGGTACTTGTGGATGAGGCTGACCAGGGAGGTAGTAAGCAATATCAGAATGTAATCACTCGGTTATTTAATACCAGAATTCGTATAGGATTATCTGGTACGATTTATATGAGTAAGCTTGCTAAGGATAAAGTTAAGAATATGAACCTTGAATGTTTCTTTGGTAAAGTGATTGCCGAGTTTAAACTTAAGGATTCTATCAAAAAGGGTTACTCAACAAAAACCGTTGTAAAGATGGTACCTGGTAAACCCTGGTATGGTAATTGGGAATCTGATTGTATTTCCTATAAGGAAATATACGATGATTCAATCACCAATTGTTATACAGCTTGGTTAATGGCTTATAATAGATTACTATGGAACCTTAATCAAGGCAGATACCCTGCTCTCGTAGTATGCAAGCATATTGCACATTGTGAAAATCTATATAAGTTCTTTAAAAAGAAACTGGGCGATGCCTATAATATTGCCTACGTGCATGTTAATACTCCCTCTAAGTTAAGACAACAAATAATGAGGGATTTTAGGGAAGGCAAAATAGATATCCTGGTATCAACTACAATCATTGCTCGAGGTAAAAACTTTCCTAAGCTTAGGTATTTACTTAATGCAGCAAGCATGGATAGTCAGGAAAAATCCATTCAATTCCTTGGTCGTTTGGTAAGAACCGATGAATCTAAAAATAAGGTATACCTGGATGACCTTCATTATCCTGGCCCTTATTTAGATAGGCATGGTAAGCATAGGAAGCAATATTATCAGAGACAAGAATTGAAAGTAATATTGTTAGATAAGCTATGGAAGAAACATCCTAACCATAGCCTTATTAAGAGTTAACTAGAAGTACTATGAGTATTTACTTTTTCTCCGTAGGAGGAAAAGAAGATTACAATTAATAAGCATATAGGCATTATGAATAATGATAAACTAATATGTATCAGAGATGAAGATGATAATAAACTAACTACTCTATTATCAGATGGTTGGAAGATAATCCAAATCTCTGCATCCGGTATTTATTGCTGGGTACTCTTAAGGAAACCCAATAACACTAAAAAGAAAATCAAAGGCTTTCAGTGATGGAGAAATATATTTTAATTACAGCGGTGGTTATTATGATAATAATACTCGCTTTAGACTTCATACTTTCTAAGGATGGCTATCAATGCCATTCATGTAAGAAACGTTTTCATAAAGAGGATTTAGAAATCAAGGGATGGCATTTAAAAGAATGGGTCTGTCCCCATTGTAAACACCTTAATTACACTTATGATGAAGAAGATTAAAGAATGGTTTAAATCTCTTGTTGTTGGGGAGGTACATAATCCTAAACATGTATTCAACTGTAGAGATTTGATATGGATATCAAACTTGGAAACTTCTCAAAATACCCCCAAATGTTTTACTCATTTCTTTTGTTTGTACTGGAGTAATGGTATGGTAGTCAAAGTATGTCAAGAGAGCTATGATAGAAATTCATACCAAGAATTATATAAACTCAGGGAACTATTTATAAATAACATCGGTTATTCCTATGTTCCCATAGAAGATAACAGTGAGATATACATTTATTATAAATAAACGTAAAAAAGACATATAATGGCTAAGTATCATTTATATATACGGGCAATTCCTGGGTATCTGGGTTATTATGCAACTGTAGATGGAGATATACTTAAGAAAAGAGGTAATTCTCTTTTTAAACTTACTCCTACCAAAGTTCATAATGGTTATTATACTGTTAAAATTATACACAGAGTTAAGGTTCATAGGTTAGTAGCTTTAACTTTTTTGCCTAATCCTAATAATTATCCTATTGTAATGCACAAAGATAATAATCCAGAGAATAATAGGGTAGGTAATCTTAAGTGGGGAACCCAATCTCAAAACATGAAACAGATGGTTAATGAGGGTAGACAAAGAAAATCTAAAATAATTAATTATAAATCTGAGGTATTAACCCTACATTCTCAGGGTTTTTCTATCCCTGAAATAATCAAGTCTGTGGGGATCAGTAAAACTTCAGTACATCGTATAATAAAAGGGAAGCTATGAGTAAGAAAAGTAAACCAAAAAAGTTACCCGATTTAAGTAAACAAGATATTTTAACACCAATAGATTTAACTCAGTTGGGTACTAATGGCGATGTTTGCTTCGGTATTGGGTATGACCTATCAACTAAAGAGTGTAAGCTATGCGGAGACTCGGAATTATGTGCATTCAAGATGTCTCAGAATTTGAACATCACAAGGAAAGAGCTAGAACAGAAGAATCAATACAAGGATTTGGATGTATTAGAAGATACGGTTGGTATCAAGAAATACATCCGAGGCTTGATTCGGAAAGGTAAAGACAGAAAAGAGGTTATTACCAAAACTGTTGAGAAATTCGAAGTACCCAGAAAACGTATTAGAGAACTTTATAAAGAGTGTACTAAATAATGAAACCAATAGAGATGATATGGGCTATGTTCAAGGTATACCTTAACAACCCAAACTATTTTGTAAAGCAAGAAGATGTACTTGCTAATTTGTGTATGGAGGGTTCTACCGATGTAATCAGGATGTGTAATTCATTGGAAGTACATGTTTCTAGACCCGAGAAATTAACCTTTGGACAACTTTTACGTAAATGTAATATATTATGAACAGATTTAGATTTATCAAAGTAAGGGAGGTAGTATCTCCCAACAGAGCAAACCCCAATGATGCTGGATTAGATTTTTATGTACCAACCAACCTGACTTCAGAGGATATCCATTCTAAGAATGGGCTCGATTCAGGAGGGTATGATTTGGATATACCCTTTAGTGAACATTTCGTAAGGCATATAGCTTTACAACCTGGGCATAGAATACTCATCCCATCGGGTATCAAAGGTTTACTAGAACCTCCTGCATCTATGTTAATGGCAGCAAACAAATCTGGTATAGCTACTAAGAAAGGATTAATCTTTACTGCCGAGATAGTAGATTCTCCCTATGTTGGTGAAATACACATTGGAGTATATAACACTTCTCAAGAAGTTCAGGTTATTGAAGCTGGCCAGAAGCTGGTACAATTTATTCATGTACCTATCTATATTACTGAACCAGAAGAGATTCAACAAGAGGAATTTTATACTGAATCCCAGATGTGGGGAAGTAGAGGAGGGAATGGTTTTGGTTCATCAGGAAGTAAATAATCATGGACATCAGGAATATAAATGAACAAGTGCCTCAGGTAGAAGAAACTGAGGCACGGGTACTACAGGAAATGTATGTTCTTGGGATAGAGCAATTCTCTGGGTATAAATCCATAGAAAAGCTACCAGATTACCCATTAGATATAAATAATCCAAAGAGCCAAGTTATTCTAAAGGATTTTATTGGTAGAGTTATTGAAGAGTTAACTGAAGGATTCGAATCTACCGATGAAGTAGTATCTATATATCGTGATTATGGATGGAATAATGATTGTTTAACCTCAGAGGAATATACTCAGGTATTAAATCATCTAGCAAATGCAAATGAGGAACAAGCAGATGCCTTGGGATTCTTCTTTACTTTGCTTTTGTATTCTAATATATTGCCAGAAGATATATTAAAATACCAAGATGCAAAGAGTTTATTTGAGGTAATGGCAATTGGAGTCAAAGACTTACTCATCAAGTACCCAGACCATCGAAGTGTAAGGAAATATCCTATATTAAGTTCAACCGATTGGGCAAGAGAGGATAGGGCAGAGTATGATAAGATAGTTTCTTATACCCCAGGTTTTCATGAAATGAGCGAGATATCTCATGAAAACGAGAAGCTATATTTATGGGAAGTAATATATGAATTAAACAAAGCAAGGAACTTCCTTAAATGTAGACCTTGGAAACAAACTCAGGTGATGACCAAAGAAATAGATTTTCAGGAATCTTTGGTAAAGTCATTCTACCTCTATATGGGATTTTTAGCCATGAATGGATTTACCCCTTGTGGATTGTTTAGTTTATTCTTTAAAAAACAACGTCTCAATTTATGGAGACAAAATACTAATTACTAGCATGTCGGGATGGAATCATAAGCTAGAGGGACTTCAACTTAATCCGGAGGAGTCCCTCCATTCGTTAGAATTTGCTACTTCACAAGAGGCATGGGAAAAACTCAATGAGGGGTTCCTAAGATTAGAGCCTGCTTTATTTGCAAAGGGGGCTATTGCCAATAGTGGGGTAGCAGTAGTGTATAATGTATTTATAAAGATACGAAAAGCCTGGGTAGACCCGGAATTTGATTATGGGCGGTGTTTCAATTATAAAGAAACTAAGTGGACTAGCTTATTGAATAACTACATAGACTTTAATAAGCTTGACTTGTTGCGTAGTAAACTGAGAGTACTGAGAAACAAGTACAATCAGAATTACAATATAACTTATATGTTTAACAATCATCATGATAATGGTAAACAATGTCTGATAGCTGCGACTTTTTCAAAACGATTCGGGGAGGACATCCCAGTTATTACAATGATAGTTCGGGCTTCCGAAATTACCAAGAGGTTAATATTCGATTTCCTATTAATTCAACGAATGTCAGAGTACGTATATGGTCCGGATCAGTCGGTACAAATCAACCTATTTGCGACTCAAATGTACGGAAATGTGGAGACACTTCTAATGTATCATACCCATAAACCTTTGAAGAAGGTGCTTAAGGGGGCAGAAGAGAATGCTTGGAATAAAAGAATAAAAGAAATATGGAAGAAATTCCAAAATGGTACTGAGAAGGAATTCTCTTCATTCAAGGTATTCTTTAGAAGTTTTAAAGTACTCAGACCAGATTTATATGAGGAAACATATAAATCAATGAAAGCAAAAGAATTACTTCTTGAATACGAAGATATAGAATATCCGGAGAATGTAATCTCTTACTCTCAACGTAAAGCATATAAGAAG